CGGTATTGCTACTGCTGACCTTGGCGCTGCTGGTGCTCTGATCGGTTATGGTGTAACCGTTGGCATCAATAGCGTATTCGCTGGTGTTGGTGCTACAGAACTCTTCACCGGTTATGTGAAGGGCATCATTACTGGTGTTACAACTGCCGCAACTGGCAACAGCACCATCGATGTTAAGATCGTTGAGAGAGTAACTTCTGCTGGAGTCGCAACTGCAATTTCTTATGCAGAGTTCTCTAGAGTTGCTTCATACCTCAAGAATGACTCCCTGAGCTTCGTCAATAACTCTGGTGCTGGAGTTGGTACTGGATTTATTGCTGCTGAGGTTACTGATTGGTACGAGTCCCAGAAACTTGAACTCACAAACGCATCGATCTACTGGAGATCTATTGCTCCAAAACCACAAACAAACCGCTACGCTTCTGATAGAAGAGGTAAGAACGACGCGATGCACGTTGTTGTCATCGATGACAGCGGAACCGTAACAGGCATCACCGGAAACCTCCTAGAGAAGCACATTAACATCTCCAAGGCAAAAGATTGCATCTCTGCAGTCAACTCGCCTCAGAAGATCTTCTGGAAGGAGTATATCGCACAATTCTCCGACTATCTGTTTGTTGGTGACAACCCATCAACTGGTGTAGACACATATCACGATACAACTCCAAGAGCAAACGGATTTGATACTCTTGGTGGATGGAATCCAATCACCGAGTCTGATGGTTCCTGGAACCGCGATGTACAGAGCCTCAACTTCAGCTCTATCGGTAATGTCACATACAACCTTACTGGTGGTGTTGACTACTCTGCTGCTGGTGGTATGAAGGCAGAACTTGGAGACCTAATTACTGGTTACGAACTCTTCGCCAACAGAGACGAAATCGCGGTTGATTACCTAATCATGGGTCCTGGTTGCCTTTATAAGGATGAATCACAGGCCAAGGCAAATCACCTAATCTCTGTTGCAAACCTGAGAAAGGATTGCATGGCGATGATTTCACCTCACCGTGAAGACGTTGTTGATCTGACAAATACAAATACTCAAACTGACAACGTAATTGAGTTCTTCAGCTCACTTGGATCTTCTTCATACGTGACATTTGACAGTGGTTATAAGTACATGTATGACCGCTTCAACAACAGATTCCGCTGGATTCCATGTAACGCAGACGTTGCCGGTCTGTGTGTAAGAACTAGCATCTTTGCATATCCTTGGTTCTCACCAGCGGGTCAGCAAAGAGGCATTCTGAACAACGCAATCAAACTTGCTTATAATCCTAATAAGGCACAAAGAGACCGCCTGTATCCACAACGTGTAAACGCGATTGTGAACCAACCAGGAATTGGTATTCTTCTCTTCGGTGATAAGACTGCTCTCGGATATTCATCCGCATTCGATAGAATTAACGTTCGTCGTCTGTTCCTTACCGTGGAGCAAGCACTTGAGAGATCCGCTCAGGCACAACTCTTCGAACTGAATGACCAAATTACAAGAGCAAACTTCGTAAACATCGTAGAACCTTATCTCCGCGATGTTCAAGCGAAGCGTGGTCTGTATGGATTCCTTGTAGTTTGCGATGAGACAAACAACACACCTGACGTTATTGACAATAACGAGTTCAGAGCAGACATCTTCCTGAAGCCTGCTAAGTCCATTAACTATGTAACCCTGACCTTCGTAGCAACTCGCACCGGAGTTGACTTCGAAGAGGTTGCAGGCACCGTTTGATTTTAACTGTAAACCATATCACAAACTACAGCAAGAGGATTTAAAAAATGGCAACTATTCCAGTCAGAGGCGTATCACAATTTAAGTCTCAATTGGTTGGCGGCGGTGCCCGCCCCAACCTCTTTGAGGTTGACGTAACTTTCCCAACCGGAGTTAATCTGGGCGTTCAAGGTGATGGTGGTGGCACATTCGACGCCAACAACTTCAGATTCCTGTGCAAGGCAGCTGCTCTGCCAGCTTCTAACGTTGCTCCCGTTGATGTTCCATTCAGAGGTCGTATTCTGAAGGTTGCTGGAGACAGAACCTTCGACACCTGGACCATCACAGTCATCAACGATGAGAACTTCAGTCACAGAAGATCCTTCGAAGCATGGATGCAGAACGTCGCTCAGTATGGCGATCACTCTGGTCTCACCAATCCTGCCGATTACATGGGCATGGCAAAGGTCTTCCAGCTTGGTAGAGCACCTGTTGTACAACAGGGCAATGCAACCGATAGTGGAAATGCTGAAATTCTGGCACAATACCAGTTCGTGGATGTATTCCCAACTAATGTTTCTGCAATTGACCTCTCCTATGAGTCAACAGATACTCTTGAGGAGTTCACAGTAGAACTGCAAGTTCAATACTTCTACCCAGAAGCTGCTGGTGCTGGTGCTTGATTCACCAAAACATTCAGACCCTCCGCAAGGGGGGTCTTTTTTTATGTTCATAAATAGAAGAGATCAATTCATTCTCTAATAATGACACGTTTGTTTGGTTTTTCTCTTGAAGACGATTCTGATAAATTATCCCCTAGTGCGGTGTCCCCTGTTCCTCAAAATTCTGAGGATGGGGTTGATCATTATCTGACTAGTGGATTTTTTGGGTCTTATGTAGATATTGAGGGAGTCTATAGAACCGAGTTTGATCTCATTAAAAGATATCGTGAAATGGCACTTCATCCAGAGTGTGATAGTGCAATTGAAGATATTGTGAATGAAGCAATCGTTTCAGATTCGAATGATGTTCCTGTTAAGATTGAACTCTCAAATCTTAATGCAAGTGATGGTATTAAGAAAAAAATTAGAGAAGAATTTAAGCACATTCTAAGTCTTCTTGACTTTAACAAAAAGTGCCATGAAATTTATAGAAACTGGTATGTTGATGGTAGAATCTATTACCACAAGGTGATTGATTTTAAAAACCCCCATGAGGGTATTCAGGAATTGAGATATATTGATTCCATGAAGATTCGTTATGTCCGTCAGCAGAGAAAGGAAGATAATAATCAAAAAGCAATCAATTATAGACAAAAGGATATGGGGGATCCTTTGAACTACGAATTCCCTCAGATTGATGAGTATTTTATCTACAATCCACAAAGAAATTATCCATCACAAAACCCAGCATCTATGGGTGGAGAAGGTGGAATTAAGATCACAAGAGATGCAATCGCATATTGCAACTCGGGTCTGATTGATAGGAATAAGGGCATTTGCTTATCATATCTTCATAAAGCAATTAAGTCCCTCAATCAACTTAGAATGATTGAGGATAGTCTTGTGATCTATCGTCTGTCACGCGCACCAGAAAGAAGAATTTTCTATATTGACGTTGGCAACCTTCCAAAGGTAAAGGCAGAGCAGTATCTGCGCGATGTGATGATGAGATATAGAAACAAACTTGTATACGATGCATCTACAGGAGAAATCCGTGATGATAAGAAGTATATGAGTATGCTAGAAGATTTCTGGCTTCCACGTAGAGAAGGTGGAAGAGGAACTGAAATCACAACTCTCCCAGGTGGCCAAAATCTTGGAGAAATTACCGATATTGAATACTTCAAGAAGAAGTTGTTCCGCTCCCTGAATGTCCCATCATCCAGAATGGATGGTGATAGTGGATTTAATCTTGGCAGATCATCGGAAATTTTGAGAGATGAACTTAAGTTCACCAAATTTGTTGGTCGTTTGAGAATGAGATTCTCAAATATGTTTAATGATATTCTTAAGACACAACTCATTCTGAAGAACATCATCACACCAGAAGATTGGGATAAGATGGCGCAACATATTCAATACGATTTCCTATATGACAATCACTTCTCAGAATTGAAGGATGCGGAAATTCTAACAGAAAGACTCAACTTGGTTGCTACTGCAGAACCTTATGTTGGCAAGTATTTCTCCAAGGATTATGTCAGAAAGCAAATTCTTCGTCAAAATGATGAGGAAATTATAGAGCAAGATAAAATCATCACTAAGGAAATTGAAAATGGTGAAATTCCAGATCCAAATGCACCTATAGATCCTGCAACAGGGCAACCTATGGATCCATCGATGCAACCTGATTTGGGAAGTCCGGTTATGGAACCGGATATGGAAGCAGATGCATCTAAATTTGAACCTCCTTCTGGCGGAGAGATCTAATAAATAGAACAGACTTTTAATTCAAATTAGGATTAGATATGGAAATGGATGATCTTATGGATATGATTGTTACTGATAGTTCCCCATCGGATATTAGTGACAAAATCAAGGATATGCTTTTTGCAAAGGCATCTGAAAGGATTGATGTTGCAAAACCTATTGTAGCCCAATCTATGTTTCAACCTGGGGTGACTGATGAGGAGTGAATGTGGATAGTTCCGACCTAGGAGATTTTTTCAAACAAATTGGCGAAGAAAAGAAGAAGAGAAAGAAGGAGGTTGATGAGATTGTATCCAACTCCTTTGAAGAATTCTTTCTTTCTCCGCTGAAAGAGGAGGTAAAAAAGAGTAAGAAGAAGAGGGGTCCTAAGAAGGAGGAAACTGAATTTGCAGGAAACTATGAAGGTCCCCTGTATGCTCCACATCCAGACATTCAAGAAGTCGTAGAGGTTCTTGAAAGTAAGGAGCAAACTCTGATTGAAAAAACATTAGGATTGTTGGCGGAACCATCCAACACAAAAAATTCAGATCCTTTGACACCTCTGGATCAAAATTTTGTAACCTTTGACCAACTTCAAAAGCATTATAGCAAGTTTATAACAAGAGTTCAGCAGCAACTCTCAACACTAGGTGGTGGCGGAGAAACCAACCTCACCTATATGGATGTGCCAGTTACTTATGTGACATCTTCTACATATACTGCGTCACATAAGGATTATTACATTGGCGTAAATTATGCTGGAGCAGTGTCAATTACTCTTCCATATGCTGAAAAGGAAGGTAAAAAGTTTGTCGTAAAAGATGAACTTGGAGAAGCATCAAAAGGAACGAACAGATACATCACAATATTCCCATCAGGTTCCGATTTGATTGATGGTAGAGATAGAGCAATTCTTGCATATGATTATGGATCGCTTACGTTTATTTGGAGAGGTAATTCCTGGAGGGTCGTCTAATGTCACACTTATATGATCAGAGTCCCCTAGGAAAGGGTTTCTCTGGAGATTTATTTGGAAGATTGAAAGTATCAAATCCATATACAGTATTTGATGCGTCTCACAGATATTCTCAGGATGGGGATTTTGATGATGTGATTGTTGGATCCGGATCAACTTCTGGAATTATTACATCACAAAGTACGGCAACATTAACCATTGGGAGTACATCTGGGTGCAGTTATATTCGCGAAAGCAAAAGAGTATACAAATATCAACCCGGAAAATCTCTACAATGTCTTCAGACATTTGTTTTTGAAGCACCAAAACCAAATCTGGTACAGAGAGTTGGATATGCATCATCAGAGAATGGTGTGATGTTGGAATTGAATGGATCTGACCTGAACATTATTAAGCGCACAGCAATTTCTGGTGTTGGAACCGTAGTCACAGTTCCACAATCCGAATGGAACCACGACACTCTTGATGGAAATGGTCCAAGTGGAGTTATCCTAGATCCATCAAAAATTCAAATTTTATTTTCGGAGTTTGAGTGGTTGGGTGCGGGATCGGTGAGAGTTGGAGTTGTAGTTGATGGGACATTTATTATTGCACACCGTTTTGATCATGCAAATACGTTGAATTCTGTTTACATGACGACGGCATCTCTTCCAATTAGATATGAAATTATCAACACTGGAAATGTTGGATCAGCATCAACGTTGAAGCAAGTTTGTGTATCCATCATATCAAACGGGGGATATGAAAAAAAAGTTGCTCCAAATACCATTGCAAGACCACAACCTCTGACTGGAATTGGATTAACTTTTCAACCCTTAGTTTCATATCGTTTGGCACCAGAAAGAGGAGATGGAATTATACTTCTTCATACTTATCAAACATTACCATTAAGTAACAATATTAATTATGAAATTGCTGTGATTAAAAATGCAACTCTAACTGGGGCAGCATTTTCATCTTCACCATCACCAAACGTCTATTTTGATAGAACATCCACTGCGCTTTCTGGTGGACAAATCATTCATAGAGAATATCTTGCAGGATCAAATCAAGCAAGTGGTGCAGTCTCCACCTCTGAAGAATATAATTGGGATCTTCAGCTCGGAAGAACTCAGGCAAAGGTAAGTGACATTATCACACTGGCAATTAGAACATTATCGGGGTCAGGAGATGCTATTGGTTCTCTGGAATTTTATGACTTAACTTAATAAATGAATAAATAACTAAATAAACGCCCAAAGAAAATGACGCATAGACCAGTTGGAAATGGGACATCTTTTGCGATTACCACATCACCCGCACTATCTGTTCCGATTTCAGTACAAACAAAATCAATTCGTATTGTAGCGGATCAGCAGAATGCACATGTGGCAATTGGTTACAGCCCAACTGCTGCTGTAACTGATTATCTCATTCCTGCTGGAACCTCTGCAACGTTGACACTTGATACAGCAACACAGGTAGTTGCTGGTATTTCATCCGGAGCAATTACTACAGTAACCTTTGCAGAAGGTACTGGAACCGTATTTGCAGTTGGCGATTATGTATCGTTCACATCCACAATTGATTCTGCATGGAACTTTACTCACCAAAGAGTAATTTCTGTGGACAATAGAGCATCCTATGATGGATCCTTCTCTACTGGAATTGGAATTTCATACAATTCTATAGCAGTTGGTCATGATTTTACTGCGCCAGATGGTGTTCTGAGAAGATCGGTCAAGATTTCATCTAGAACAAGTTCTGGATCAGGAACTCTTTATGCTCAGCAAGTTCAAGTTACAGGAGACGCCTAAGATGTTACTCATCACAGAAGAAATTGAATCAGTAAAGGTCATTACTGAAAGTGTGAACGGCAAAAAGACCCTCTATATTACCGGACCATTTCTTCAAACTGAGCAGAAGAATCGTAATAATCGAGTCTATCGTCGCGATGTAATGGAGAGAGAGGTCAAGCGTTATACTGAAGGATATATTAACAAGGGTCGTGCTTTAGGTGAACTTGGACACCCAGAGGGTCCAACAGTTAATCTTGACCGCGTTTCTCATAAGATTGTTTCCCTAGAACAACGTGGAAATAACTTTATTGGAAAGGCACAAATTTTATCAACACCTATGGGCAAAATTGCGGAGTCTCTTCTCAAAGAGGGAGTAACTCTTGGCGTTTCGTCAAGAGGTATTGGATCCGTAAGACAAACAAAAGAAGGTTGGATGGAAGTCGGTGAAGACTTTATGCTTGCAACTGCTGCTGATATTGTAGCAGATCCTTCTGCACCTGATGCATTTGTTCAGGGAATTATGGAAGGTAAAGAGTGGGTTTGGGAAGGTGGAATCCTTCGTGAAAAACTCGCTGAAACCACCACCAGAAGAATTAATACTTTGGTGGATGAAAAAAGGTTGCAGGAGCATAAACTACAATTGTTTAATGACTTTCTGGCAAATCTCTAATTTATAAATAAATATAGATTAATTCTAGGAAAAAATCGGAGAGTTCAAATGTCCCGTGAAGATTTACAAGAGATGGAAGTAGGCACAAAGCACTCAAAAACCGCTGTTAATGCTGGTGCAAAAGCAGCAGATCCCATGCCTTCTCTATCCGGAGACACCCCAGGCCAGAGTGGCAATTGGGAAGATCTTGGTGGACCTACACCAGAAAACTATAAGTCTGACGACGATTCAGCTAAACTGAAGACCCCTGGCGCAACCCTTAAGCAAGTTAAGGATGTTGTTAATAAGGGTGCTGCAGCTGCCGATGCTATGCCACACCTTAAGGGTGGTGCAGTTAAGGAAGAAGAAGAGCTTGAATTGGATGATGAGGACGAAGAACTCCTAGAGGCTGCTGCTAAAGAAGCAGATGAAGAGGATGAGGACGAAGATGAGGATGAGGAAGACGAGAAGGAATGTAAGGAAGAGTATGACATCGAAGAAGATGTTAATGCACTTCTTGCTGACGAAGATCTTTCTGAGGAATTCCAAGATAAGGCTCGCACCATCTTTGAGTCCGCACTACTCTCCAAAGTTGCTGAGATCAAGGAAGATCTCCAAGTTCAATACGAAGAGCAACTCCTGGAAGAAGTCGAAGCTATCAAAGAATCACTAGCACTTCGCGTAGATTCATACCTGGAGTATGTAAGCGAAGAGTGGTTTACTGAGAATGCCCTAGCA